ATCGAAATTTATAACCAAGAACGACCTCACCAAGCCCTGAAATACAAAACGCCCGATGCGGTGCATCGGGCGCTCTAAGGTGCGGGGCATGACCTGACAAGGTGTAAACCTATTTCAGGACTAGACAGATGAAAAAACAGATTTCATTACTGCTGCTGTTCGCCCTGCTGGGTTCAGGACAATCGGCTTTTGCGGTCGATTACTACTGGCAGTCGAACACGGTTTCAGGTGGCGTATTCCCCGATAGGGCCTCAGCGTGTGAAGCGAGCAGGGTCGAATATGCGAGCACCTCCAACAGTTACACCTATACGATCAAATCGATCACCCGCGTTAATGACACCACTTACACCTGTGTCATTGATCGAGTTCGTAAGTCAGACGGTCAAGTCACCAATCCGACTTCAACCATTTCTCGCTTTGGTACATCTTGCCCCACAGGTGCCAACTACAACTCGGAAACGGGAGCTTGTGATGTACCTGTAGATCCATGTAAGGCCCAGATCGGTCAGAAACAGCAGATTTCTACCGATGTTCCTGGTTACGACTTCTGCATCAGCTCCTGTTCCTACGCCCCCACCGCTGACCTAAGCGGTGAAAACGGCAAAATGCACACGTCTAAAAACGGTGCAGAGCAGAAGGTGTTCTACACCTACACCGTCGAAAACACCGGCCAGTCTTGCACTGCTGGTACTTCTCCAGCCGTTGCCAATGCGCCTACTCCAGCGCCTTCGACCTCAGAAAAAACGACTGACTGCACTCCCACCACTACTGGTAGCGATGGCTCCCAGTCATCCGAGTGCACCACCACTAAAACCGAAATCGACAACGCTAAGTGCGTAGCCACTGGCGGTTATTACGGCTCTGTCGATGGCGTCAACCGGTGTGTTGCATCTGGCAAAGGCCCTACAGCCGAAAAGAATGAAGTGACCACCAAGGTCAAAACCGAAACCAACGCTGACGGCAGCACCAAGACCACCACAACCACCACGAATAACACCACCACCTGCGCCGGCTCCAAGGCATGCACCACCACAACCACGACCACCACCAACGTCAACCACACCAACGCAGACGGCACGAAGGGTTCTGAGTCGTCCACCTGCACCGGGGCCAAATGTTCGGGCTCGTCGAGCAATCCGGATGGGTCCGACGAAGAAGGCGAGGAAGAGGAAGGTGAAGACATTGCCGGCCCTAGCGGAACGCTAGTGGGCAAACAGGTGAAGGGCTTTGGTGAGGCACTTACCGAGTGGGATACCAAGATTGCCGATGGCCGCGAGCAACTCGACGGTTTGATTGACCAGTACTCGGGCCTGTTTTCCGGCGTGTTCGATTTGAACCTGGGCACCGGGGGCGGCCAACTCCCTTGCTACGACATCCCCATCAACGTGCCGAAGATCCAGACGACGCTGAAGTTCTGCCCGGCCGACTACGAAGACAAGCTCATTTACCTCAAATACATCCTGCTCGCCTGCGCCGCGATCCTCGCCGGCTTCATCATCCTGAGGGACTAATCATGGAATGGATAAGCGGTTTTCTCGACCAGATCATTACCTTCTTCCAGTTCATTTGGGACTTCTTCACCAATGGCATCTACGACCTGATCAAGGAGGCCATGGTAGTGCTCACCAAGGCCGCCATTTACTCGTTTATTCAGATGCAGATCTTTGCCTTGCAGGTCGCCTATCAGGCCGCGCAGGACATCGTCAGCAACATTGGCGTGTCCCAGCAGATCAAGCAAATGTATTCGGGGATGCCAGGGGAAGTGCTTAGCGCTTTGTCGTTCTTCGGTATCCCTCAGGCCCTGAACATTCTGTTTTCTGCCCTCTCGACGCGCTTCGTTCTGCGCTTCGTACCGTTCATAGGGCGCTGACCATGGCGATCAAAATTCACCATGGCCCCAACGGCTCCTACAAGACTTCCGGCGCCATCCAAGACGATGCTGTACGTGCGCTAAAGGCCGGTCGGCTGATCATCACCAACATTCGTGGCTTCACCCTGGAAAGGGTCCTGCAGGTGATGCCCGAGCTGCCCGAGTCGGTCGACATCATCAACCTCGACCTCGAGGTTCGGGCCGACATGGAAAAGATGCGCTCCTGGTTCCAGTGGGCACCGCGGGGCGCGTTCATCATCTTCGACGAAACCCAGCTGGTGTTCCCCAAAGCCTGGCGGGAAAAGGATCTGGCTCAGTTCGATTTCCCGGGGGGTAGTGAAGCGGCGGCCGCAGCAGATCGGCCCATGGACTGGCTAGATGGCTGGACCCGCCACCGGCATTGGAACTGGGACGTTGTACTGACCACGCCCAACATCAGCTACATCCGCGACGACATCCGCATGACCAGCGAGATGGCCTACAAGCATTCCAACCTCGCCGTGATCGGCATATCTGGCCGCTACAAGGAGGCCCAGCATGACGCCCAGCTCAACCGTGCCCCCGCTGAAGGCACCATCATTGAATACAAGCGAATCAAGCCCGACACCTTCAAGCTCTACCAGTCCACCGCCACCGGCGTCTCCCAAGACACCACGGCCGGGAAAAGCTTTTGGCGCCAACCTAAGTTACTTTTTCTCCTGGCATTTATTGCCGCTGTTTTTGTCGCTGTATTTTCTCTTGGCGGCATCGATTTCGGCCCTGCTAACGCCCATAAAGAAACACCTGCTCCCGCCGCTGTTAAAGCTGCTGCGCCTGGCCCTGCGCCTGCTCAAAATATTAGTGACGTGGCTGCTGATGTACTGCCTGTTTCTATGGGTGGCCGCCAAGCTGCTGCACCACCTGTTGAGCTAAACCACCCATTCGCACCACGTAGCTTTGTTATCCGGGCCATCCTCGAAACCAAGACCGAACCGCTCGGCCTGGTTGATGTGGTGGACGAGAACGGGGCGGTGCTCAGGCAGTCGCTCAAGGATCTGGCCAAGCTGGGGTATCAGGTCCGGGTCCGTTCACCGTGCCTGGTGGATATCTCGCATCCACTGGGCTTCAAGGGCCAAGCTACGTGCCCCGGCATTGCGCCGCAGGTGAACCAACGCGGCCAGCGCGTCGAAATGGCGGGCATCAACGCAGCGCCGACCATCACCCAGCCAACCACTCAGAACACCCCGCCAGAGGCTCAAACGGGCACCCGTGTTGTGGGCATCCCGTACACACCGGCACCAAGAACATTGCTCGATTGAGGGCTAGCCAGGCGGCGAGCGCGCGGCTCGGTACAGAGCAAGCGAGCCGCCAGGTGACGTCCCTGTAGCACGTCAGATAAACCAAGAATGAATTCCGCATTGTTCCGCTATAGGAAGCAAAAATGGCAAAGCCAATTGATCAAACACGGTTGAACATTGAGACGGCAGTTGAAGACAAACGCGGTCGTTTGTTCGTTGATCCTTCAACCTTGGCAATGACCGACCTATCAGGCGTGCGCCTGCTCCGTTGTGGCGTCGATACCGTGCGCCAGTTGTACAAAGGCATGATCCGCCCGGAAATCATGGCCCTGTTTGAGACCCCCGGCGTATTGGTCGATTTCGCTGGCCAACGCTGGCATTCGGGGAGGGTAGGGAAGGACTCGGGGTATCAGTACAAGCTGCAAAACGCTGACCTTGGCCTGATTCTGCTGGTGAAGAACTTCAACGCCAAAATCGACAGCATTGGTCCACACCTGAAAATCGAAGTCTCTCCCCACGCTATCGACAACCTGTCGCCAGAGCGTCTGCAAGCCCGCTTAGATTTCTACGCTGAACAGATCCTTTCTCACCTTGAAATCAACCAATGCGCCGTTCACCTGGCGCTAGACGTTCAGGGCTGGAAACCGCCTGTTGATCTGGTGGCCCGTATGCACTGCCGCTCTCGGATTTCACGTGATATCTCGGGCATCAAGGAAATTCAGTGGACCCTGGAATCTGCCACCTTCGGCAAAGGCCAGTCGTTCATCTTCGGCTCTGTGGCTGGCGTCCAGCTCGGTATTTACAACAAAACACTCCAAGCCCGAGCTACTGACAAACTCGACTACTGGGAAAGCGTCTGGCGTCGCCGGGACTCGTTCGACCAAGACGATCCGAGCAACTACAACCCGGACGAAGACGTCTGGCGCATCGAGCTGCGCTACCACCACTCCATCATTCAGCAATTCGCTAGCGGGTCTGTCGATTTGGCATCCGGCGCAATCCTCGACACCCGTTCGTTTGAGGCGTTTTCGGCGCATCTGGATGGCCTGTGGCGGTACGGCCTGGGTCAATTCAAGCTGCTTTGCCGCCCCGGGTGTTTTGATGCGATTTGGACCCTCATTCGTGACGATGTGAGGGTAGAAATTGAGGCGGATTCGCTGCTCGATGACACTGATTACAAGCGCTACTACAAGACAAGTAGAGGCTTCAGTGGCAAGAACGTAGAGCTATTCCTGGGCAACTTCGTCAGCTTGCTGGCAAGGGAAAAGGTGGGCGCAAAAAAGGCATTTGCCACGCTCCAGCAATGGGACTGCTGGGTCGTTATCCGCGATCACTACGCCGCTAAGGACATGACAGAGCATGACCTCTACAAGCACATCAAAGCGTTACTTGAGGAACGAAACGTTCGTTGGGGGAGGGCGGTGTAGTGTCTATAAAACAACTCCCCAGCGGTCGCTGGAAAGTCGATGTAGAGCCAATCAAAGGGACTCGTTTCCGTAAGACGTTCAAGGCAAAGGCGGACGCTCTGCGGTTTGAGGCTTCATGCCGGGCCAACACCACGGTCTCCCCGGTAGGTGCTCCACGGAAGGACAAGCGACGCCTGAGCGAACTTGTCCAGCTCTGGTATGAGTTGCATGGTGTATCGCTTACCGATGGCGTGCGCCGCTTCGCGATCCTAAAGGCAACCGCTAAGGCTATGGGTGACCCTCAGGCACGTCTGATCGACGGGGCAAAGGTCGCCAGTGCTCGGGCTAATTGGATGGCTGAAGGCATCACTGGCAAGACGGCCAACAATCGTCTCGGTTACCTGAAAGCGGTATACAACGAGCTGCATAAGCTCGACGTGATCGACTATCCGTGCCCGTTTACGCGGCTCCGGCCGGTTCGATTGCAGGAGCGGGCTTTAGCATATCTGACCAAACCGCAGATATCGGAACTGCTCCAAGCCATGCGCGATAAAACCACCTCGCCGCATATCTCGATGGTCGCGTACATCTGCTTGTCGACAGGGTGTCGGTGGGGCGAGGCTCAATCTCTGCGGCCTGAGAACATCCGGGGCAGCTCCCTGGTGTTCGCTAAAACCAAGTCGAAGCGCGTGCGTATGGTTCCCGTCACCCCCGAGCTGGTTGAGGCACTGCGTAATCACTGGAGCCTGTACGGCTACTTCACCAACTGCATCGGTGTGTTTCGCCAAGTGCTGTTGTCTACCTCGATCAAGCCACCACGCGGCCAATCAAGCCACATCCTGCGCCACACATTCGCGGCCCACTTCATCATGGGAGGTGGGCATATCGTTACGCTTAAGGAGATCTTGGGCCATGCCTCGCTCAGCATGACGATGCGGTATGCGCACCTTGCTCCGGAGCATCTGAACGACGCGATCCGTTTAGGCCCTTTGGCAGGGCTCCATAGGTCAGGCCGAGACTTGTAACGAAATGTTTCAGGGGGGGGGTGGCTGGGGGGGATGGGTGGTATTGAACTG